AATAACGCTGGATCGGACGGTTGAAATCGGGCGGGCGCCGTAGTCGAGCTCTATGACCTCGACGCCGTGCAGGAACTGATCTGACATGGGAGATGCTCCTATGGTTGGAGATGCTCCCATAGTGTCGTTTCGTGCGCTTACTTTCCTGCGGCGGGGTTAGTTAGCGGTACTGGTTTCTGCGCCGTCGCCCTGCTCGGTATGGGTGTGACCCTTCAGCTGTATGCCGTCCGCAGAAACGTCGCCGTCCGTCACTACCACGCTGCCCTGAATCGTGGCTGTCGCGCCAGACCCTCCCGACCCGGCCATGCCTGCCTTGTAAGTCAATAATCCTTCAACGTCCAGGCGGCCTGTGCAGGTGGTCTGAGGCGTGTCCAAGGTGACTGATGGCGCTATTACTTTGACGGCGCCGCCCGCCTCCACGTCGACTGTCCCTGCGCATTTGATGTACCAGGCGCCCGAGGAGCGATCATGCTGCACGATGTCGCCGTTGCTGTACGTGATTTTGTGTATATCGGGCGAGCTGGCTGGCTCCGGCCTGCCGTCAGAATAAAGCGCAGCGATCACAAACGCCGCTTCCATTAGGCCGGATGGCGCAATGACAATGACCTGCTCGCCAATGTCCGGCGCCCACCAGTCGATATCGCCACCGGCGCGGCGGGTCATCCACGGCAGCCACTCTGTCGTCACGTCATCGCAAATAACCCTGACCAGCGCTCGCCCGTAATCGGCGGCGATGACCGTGCCAACCCGGATCATGTTGGACAGGCGCCGCTCAATCTCCGCAAAATCGTAGTTCATGTGATCTTCTCGTAATCGTCTTCATGCGCGGCACCAATTTGTGGGCTCCAGCTGATATGAATCTCCGATGGAGTGACTCCCGGCAACTCCAGTTCGCCCAGGGCGATCTCGATATTGAACTCAAGCATCCAGACAAGGTATCCGTCCACCTCGGGGCTGAACGCATCATCTCCGGCAGACAGCAGGCGAATGTGTCCGTGGCCAGGGACGGGACGGCGGATCTCGTGCAGCGCCACCGCAAGGCGGGCAGCCAGGGCGCGGGCGATCAATTCGGCTCGATCTTGGCTGGGGTCGACCAGACAGCGGGCCTGGAAATGGACGTCGGCCAAGAGGCGGGAGTCTCCTGCCTCTTGCATCGGGTCGAAGCCCTCGATTTCGATGTGTATGGCTGGCACGCGCAAACTGCGCTGCTGGCGCGGCGGACGGTCTGCTGTGATGGTCAGGATGTCGGGCAGCGCATCGCGCAGCTTTTCCACGAGGGTGTCTACATAGTCGATCAGGGTTGTCACTTCATCACCTTGCTGAACTCATAGCGGAGCTCTTGCTGGAGGATCTCCAAAAGCCGATCATCAGCTCGTTGCGCGGCCTCTCGCAAGGCGAGCGCGCCGATGGCGTCGATGCCCAGCTTTGCGAGCTCTAGCGGAAAACGCTCTCTTCCTTTGCGGCGGTACACGCCGCCGCCGTACCGCTTGATTGGAAATGCGTCTTTGAAGAAATGCCGCCCTACTTGCGTTCCGCCCGACTTTTTTCGGGGCGTTCCGAGCCGGTTGGCTGTAATGGCGTTCAAGCCCAGCCAAATCTTCTGCTCCATGCCGTCGCCACGTTTGTATAGGCGCAGGCGCGCGCGCAGTATCCGCTGTTGCACACGCAGCTCTGCTGACATGGCGCGCGCGGCCTGGCTCTGCGTCCATTTCGCAGTTTTCGCCACTGCGCGGCGGGCGGCTCGTTGGGCTGCCTCTTTTGATAGGCCCATCATGCTTATCAGGCTCTCAACGTCCGCGCGCGATACGGCGGCGTCAATCTGCATCATGGCAAAACCTCCCGCAGGATAAGCGCCGTCCAGCCGGTGCCGTCGGGCTCGATGCTGACCACATCAAACGTGTTCTCGGCGTGTATCACCGTGCTCCCGACCGCAGCAGTGCCCAGGCTCGCATCGCGCACTGTCAGTGAAGGCTCTACGATATCGGTGTGCATCGACCCCAAGCGCGGCTGCGTCCAGGGTGCGTTGAACATGCCCCGCACGCCACGCCCGTCGAGCGTGGCGGCGTCGGCCAGGCGATCAATTGCGGCTTCGTCTAAGCGGGCAACCAGGGAACGAAAATCAGTCATGGCTCTCTCTTGCTTTCTCTGAATATGCGCGAACGACCGCCTGATGGCGGGCGGCGCACTCGCCATACATCAGCGCCAGATCAATGTATGCCGCGCCCAGATCGTCCCAAGACTCACCGCCCACGAACGGAGCGGGCGGGCAACGGGCCGACAAATTCAGCGGCAGCGTTGGCTGCGCTGACGGCTGAGTTGATGTGCTGCAGCCTGCCAGGATCAATGACACAGCCATCAGGCAAAGGAGCGATAGTCGTTTCATGGGTGTACCGTTCTATGATTTTTGGCCGGGTCTGGGCCAGCACGTCGATGCGCCCTTGTAGATCAACAGACAGACCAGCAAGGCGCGTCGACTCATCTCGAAACGCCTTGAGCTCTGCCAAGTTTTGAGCGGCAGCCTGCGCGCTCTGGCCCGCTCTGAATCGTGACTCGCCGTGCAGGTAAACGCCGCCCAAGGTGACTGCGATGGCTGCTGCGCCGATGGCCATGTTCGCTATCATTGCGCTGCCACGCACTGCGCGTGCCTTTGGAGCTGTCGAGTCCAGACGCCCTTGCATCCGCGTGGCCCCCAATTTTCGGGGCGGCTGCAATCTCGACCGTCCTGATTGCGCCACATCAACAACGAATCGCACGCTCTGCGGTACTGCCCGGCCAGCAAGAAGCGGCGCATCGACGACTTTTGCCAGTTTCCGATGCCAAATTGCCCGGTAAAGTCAAGGTAAAGGTCATACTCTGACTGGTGCAGCTTGACGCCAGGAAGGCTTGCTCGGAAGCTGCGCTCGTCGCCGCTCATCAAATTGCGCGCCAGTTGCACGGCACGCTCGCGAGTGATCGGCGGGTCATTCAGCGTGACCCGTGTTCCGTCCTCATAGCGCGTGCTGCCGTGGCCTATGGTTGGCACGTCACCTTTTGTTGGAACATGAGGGGCCAGCAGGTCCTGGCCGGGAACGACCGGGCTGCTGCCTTCGGAGGATATCCAGGCTGCCAGCCCGGCGGCGCTGACCGTCAATGCGGCGACAAGCTGGCGATGGCTCTGTTTCACTCGCCACACCTCGCCTGGATAGCGTTGAGGCGGGCGGCGGTTTCGTGCCGCTCGCGGCGATCTCGGCGTATCTGAAAATAGATATTCGCCAGAAGGCCCACGATGGCGGCAACACTTGCGAGGACGGACGGCCAATTCATCCCCGCAAATGCGGCCAGTATGCTTCCCGATGCCGATGCTGCCGTGGTCTTGCTAGACACCGATATGGCGGCGGCGTCTGGCACCTTGTCGAGCGCGTCACGCAACTTCATCAGAAGCCCCTTATTCGGTGATCTTTGTCATGGTCAAACGGATCACCGCGCGCGGCCTTGTACAGATGCTGATGGGGTTGGATTGCGCTTCCAGAAGGATGCCCTTGCCAAGGGGCTTGGGTTCCTGTTTGGCGTAATTGGGCAGGCCGATGGTGTTGGCTGTTTCGTTGTAGTTGGCCGGGGCAAACCGAGTGATAAACATTTCCTCGACGCCTTCGGGGAAAATGTATGCCTCGCCGTCAGCAATGAATGGCGTACCGCCGATGCCGCCGCGCCACTCTTCAAACGTCGCTCCGGCAAACTCGAAACCAAAACGCGGGTCGTTGCGAAGAAAGACGCCCGACTCATACAGCTCGTAGGCTTTTGCCACGTTTGCGTGCGCGATCAATGCCCGGAAGAACGTCTTGCCGCAAAGAACCCGCGCGCCACTGTACGGCTCGTTTGCAAGGGCCGTCTCCATCTTGTCTTTGGCGGCGAGCACCTCGGCGCGAACGTCGGTGGTGGATGTGAGAAGGTCCAGGTTGTGCGTTTGCTGTGACAGGCCAAATTGCGTGAACAGGTTGCTGATCACAGTGGTGCCGTCGGAATCGATAATCGTTCCCTTGATGGCGCCGACACGCTGGTACTCAATGGTGGCGTCCAAGCGACGGCGCATCTTGGCCAGGCGCTTCTGCACAAACGTGACCATGGTTTCCACGTCGGACGCCGTGCCGAAAGCGCGCAGGTTCTGCACATCGTCAGGCGATATGGTGTCCTGGGTGGGAAGGTGGGTGGTGGGGAACATGACCACCGAGCGTGTGCTCCCGCCGGTAGCGTGGGGTGTTGTCGATGAGCGCGACTGATTGGGAATCAGGGTGAGCGTGTCTACGTCTTTTTCGACGGCTAGGCTGGTAGAGATAATGCCATCCTCCTGGAACAATCCCAGCGCCGCGAGGCGTGATGGCAAGGGCGGCGCCTCGTTGATGGCTGCAGTCAGCTCCTGCAAAGAAAATTTGTCGCTGTCAAAAATACCGAGATCCATGCTGGGCTCCTTTAGGCTTTGGCGCCCGCCTGACGGCGGGAGTAAATATTGCTGAAATTCAAACGGGCATTCAGGGCGGCGCGGGCGCCGGTGGGCTCACCGTCCGGGTGGGCGGGGTCGCTTGAGGTGGTGGGGTCAATGGGGGGCAGCTCGGCGGCGCGGGCTGCTGTCAGGCGGGTGCGGGCGGTTTCAACCGAAACGCCAGCCAGGACCAACAGCTCGGCGTCGGCTGGGCGGCCTGCGGCTTGCGCCAGGGCGGCGATTTCCCGCGCCTCTGCCAGGCGCTGCGTGACAGCTTCCGGGGAAGATTCAGCGCGGATCAGCGGGGCGGCAAGGGCGGCCAGACCAGCGTCTGCGCAGGCGGCGGCGATCTTGTCGGCAGGCATGGCGGTTGGGCCTGGGGGCGGGTCGGCGACGGGGGCTGCGGGCGGTGTCGGAGATGGTGCGAGCGCTTGCGGCACCTTCACGAAGCGGGCTTGGGTGGACTCGGACAGGGACGCTACCGCTTCAACCGCGTCAATCACCGTATCGGCAAAGCCCTCGGCTACCGCTTCTTCACCAGTCATCCAAGTTTCCGCGTCCATCATTGCGATGACGTCCGCTTCGCTCTTGCCCGTTTTGGCGCAGTAAATGGCGGCAAAGCTGCTTTTTAGTTTGCCGAGCAGGTCCGCGACAGACTGCATTTCCCGGTGGTCACCAATTGTGGCCATCAGCGGGTTATGGATCATCATGTACGCGTTCGCGGGCATTTCGACCTTGCCCGCTGCCATCACGATCATGCTTGCCGCAGACAGCGCGACCCCCTCTACTCGAGCGACGATGCGCTCCTTTGATCGGGCCAGGACGTGATAGATCGCCAGCGCTTCATAGCAGCTGCCGCCAACCGAATGCACCGACAGGTCAATTTGAGCCGAGGTCGGAATCTTGTTGAAATCCGCGATAAAGTCGCGGGCCATGATGCCCCAGGCGCCGATCTCGTCGTGTATCGAGATCTCTGCGCGGGCGATCTCGGCGTCGGCGGCGGCGACTTTGCCGTCAGCCGCGATCGCCTTAATCTCATACCATTTTTTCGTCATGTCGCAGGTTCCTGTGGGGGTCGTTCTGATGTGCTCATAGTGCGCGTGCTAGTCCTCGGTTTCCTGCGGCGGGGTTTGCCGGGCGGATGCGGAGACTTGCGCGGGGGATGGCGGCAGGCCAAGAGACTTCTCTCGTGCGTGGTCGGCGGCGATCTCTCGATCAATGACCTCGGCGTCATAGCCGCGCTCCAACAGCGCTTCGCTGCGGCTCTTTAATTTGTTATTGATTGCCAGTACGTCGGCCTCGATTTCCTGCACCGGGTGGATGTACGCCCATCCGTGTGGCGTCCAGCGCGTCAGCTTCATTTCCCTGGCTTGCGCGGCGGGCAGTGCGCCCGCAAGAATGGCGGCGTCTACCCAGGCATTGCGTATGGGAACGCAGAATTTCGGCACCAAGACGTTGTCAATCAGTGCCATGGCGCGGCGCTTGTATTCGTTGATGGCCACACGCACAACGCGGTCGTTAACGCCGCTAAAATCTCCCGTCATCAGCGAGTACGGGATGCCCAGCGCCGCAGCGATGATGTGCATTTGGCTGCGGGTAAATTCCCGGTATCCGTCTGGGGTGCCGGGTGGCTCGCTGAACTCAATGTCTTCGCCCTCCCCAAGCTCCTGCAGCAGTCCGGGCTTAAAGACCAGCGGCGGCTGCTCTGCCGGATCTTCCGACAAAGGCTGACCGTCGGGGCCAAGTGGCTCGGTGCCGGGCTCGGGCGCGGGGCGCTTGATGAAACCAACGAACAGGTTTGCAATCTTCTGGCGTACAAGTTGTGCATCGTCGAACTCGTCCAGATCCTTCAGTCGCATCAGCACCGACGACAGGATCGGCACGCCACGCAACTGGCCTGGGCGGGTCGCCTCGAACAGGTGCAGCACCCGGTTGGCTGGCACGCGTACGGGATCGTTGCCGGTCAGGTCGAAGTCGCCAGGGTGGTTTGGGTGGAGCCAGTACGCAACACGCCGCCCGCGCGCATCCAGCTCAATGCCGTCGACGATGCGGTTCCCATTGGTCAGGCGCTCATTCTTGAACGGCAGATGGTCGGATTCGATCAAGCGGATTTTCAGGTGGATGCCGTCGGCGTCATCGGACTCCAGCAGCCCGAGCACCTCGCCAGACTCGAACATTGCCCGCAGGGCGACTGTCTGCAGCCCGTAGAAATCCGTCTGGGCGTCGGCGTCGCAAAACATCGACCACGATTCCCATGTATTGATCAGCTGCACACGCATGTCTTCCGTGCGCGCCATAGGCTTGGGCGATACTCCCGACCCAATGATGTCTGACACCAGTCTGTCGACGGCGGCACGGGCAATTGCATTGTTGCGATATGCATCGCGACTGCGGGCGCGAAGCAGGGCCAGGCGCAAGTGTTCGCGGCGCGGCGATGTGTCCCACGGAAACCATCCGCTGGTGCGCCTGCCTGTGCTGGCCGCTTCGTGGGTGCTTGCAAGCGGGCTGGCCCCCCATATCTTGTGAAGGGCGCGGGCCAGGATGCCGGGGCGTTTAGCGGGGCGCCTCACAGGTCTTTCCCGTGCTGGGTGCATGCCCAGGTGCGGCCCGAGAAGGGCACGCGCTTCGGTCCAAGCTGCCGCGCGATGTCGGCGCGCAGCTTTCGCAGCTCACCGACGTTTACTTCTTGGTATTTGACCAGCCGGTCGGAAAACCGGATCTCTGTGACGCGGCCCCCTGTGGTCAGCGTCACAATCGCCGCATCGACGGCGGAAAGGTCTTGTGCTGTATAGGCCATGTGGATGACACCTGAATCTGGATGTCATCCATTCTCATTGCTTGAGCGCGGGGCTTCCTGCGGCGGGGTTGGCCTGGTCAGTCGGCAGGCGCTATGGAAAGCATCAGGCCGGTAAGCTTGTTGGCGCTGGCCACGTACTTTACCCTCCCAAGGGTTCTCTCGTAAGAGTCGCCGCTTTCCAGGTTCTTCATCGCGGTGCCGATGATGTCCATCACTTCTTTTGCGACGTCTTCCTTTGGAACGTCCGGGTTTGCCACTTGGGAGACGGCGAGCAACGCCAGGACAGGTCGAGCTGGGTCGACTTCGTTTCCACCGGCGAGAATGACCATCAGGCTCTGGATTTCTCCATGGCGCTTGTCCACCGACCCGATGACCGAAACATTCGCGGCGAGGCTGCTGTTAAAAATGTCATTCACTTGCCCCGGCTGGATCGTTATTTTTGGTATTTCGTACCGGGCGTCAACGCTGCCGACGACGGCGTTATAGTTTTCCCTAAAGGCTGAGGGCAGCATGCCGAGCGTTTTCGCGGGCTGAAGTACGGGTTCGGCGGCGGGGGTAACTGGCTCGTCTTCTGGGGTCGCGGCGGCGATGGCAATGGCGGGGGTGTCGCCTCCCTTTTTCGGTGCCATGGCCAATGCTGTGGCAAAAAATGCGATGAAGGCCAGCCCGTAAACCTTCCCGACTTTCCCTCTGGTAGCAGTCTTGCCAAGAAATGCTCGCGCGGGCAGTATCAGCCCCCACACCATCATAAGCAGCGCAAGAAGGGAAATCATGAAAAGCAAAAGATCTAAAGTCATAAGCCAGCTCCTAAAATAGTCCACTGTGTGTTGCGGCGCCCGGCGCCGTGGTGGCCTTCGGGTGTCGCCGGGCGGTTGAGCGATCAGCCGTTGCTGATAGCCGCTAAAAGCGCGGTGTGCGCCGTTTCTACAATCCAGGTCGCCGCCGCGCGAGCGATACTGCTGTCCATCTCATCAGCCAACAACATCAGGCCATGACCTACTTCAAGCAGCTCTGCGGCTTGCGATAACGCTTCTGGCGCCGGGACGCCTGCTCGCACAGAGAATAAATACACGCCAGGGCTGCACATCAAAAATGGTGTTTCACTGGTGACTGCGTCTTTCATATCGGATTCCTTGTAAAAAATAGAAACAAGGATGGACCGAATTTTTCTCTCTCAAGCACGGCGATGATACCAGCCGAAATAGATGATGTGTTCGGGCGCAATGGATCATTCCTGCTTGGGAGCGGGAGGCGGTTTGCTGCGTGACCGGCGCGCACTCGACGGTTGCCCGCCAGTGCTCCCGCGCAGTTTCGGTGGCTCAATATCAAGCAGGGACGGGCCGCCCCTATCGGTGCTCTCCATGGCGACCGCTTCGGCGGCGAAGCGCCCGATTTCTGACATGTCCTCGACCTCCCGGCGCGTCATCACCATCAGCTTGGCGATTTCGTCAGACTCAAAACCTCGGGCTCGAAGGTTGTGCACCTGCCGGGCTTTTCGGATCTCTTCAAACCAGTTCAGCCGGGGAATGAAGATTTGCTCGCCAGAGTACGCAGCTGACAAGCGGCGGGCCGCTTCTTCGCCGATGACCTGGGCGATGACGCTGCGCTCAGGCCGGATCGAAGGCACCACGATATTCCGGCCACCCCACCAAGCCGCGAGCAGCACCGTTGCGCGCAGGCCAATCTCGGCGGCGATATCCTCTAGAACGGTGTTTCGTTGGCTGGCTGCAAATCTGTTTGTCGACATGTTTATTCCTTTTTCTTTCTTCATACGCCGCTGACAATGCGACGGGCGGTGCGCCTGGGCGCGGCGGCGGGGGTTTGGGTGTCTGGTGGCGGTGCGGACAGGCTTACCCGCGACAGACGCATCGCGGCAGTGGCGTACACCATGCAGTCGAGCGCCTCGTTCCGAGCGCGGGTCTGCACCCATTCCTGAAACGGTCGGCTGCCGCGCATCCGGGTGACCAGCTTTTCGGCGGACAGCTGCGCGAAGTACTCGTCGTCAAACGTTGGCGTGCGGGGGAAATGAATGTATCCAGGGCCAGGGGTTTCCATTTTCAGGCGGGCGTACAGCAGCGCCTTACCCTGGTCAACTCCAATCGGCTCCACAATGTGCTGGCGCTTTGCGCGGCGGCGCAGTCGCGCGGTGCGGCGGCGCTCGTCCTCGATCAGTGGCCGCGCCGTCCCGGCCATGCCCTTGCCTGGCACGGCGTAGCGGTGCGCCGTGCAAAAGGCGTAAACCATGCTGGCGTTGTAGCCGGAGTCAATGACGGCGGACTGGATGCCGTATTCACGCATTGAGTCGGCCAGATCCCTCCAGACCTCTGGCTGGGCGGTGTCGCCAGGCAAAATGACGTGATCAATCAGCCATGCTTCCTCTTTTTCCCCCCATCCGATATAGGTGGCTTCCAGGCGGTTTTTCTGAACGTCAACCCCGGCGGTGCGCAGGCGGAATTTCATGTCGAGGGGCTCGTAGCCTTCCAGCCGGGAAATCAGCGATATTTCGTCGATGCTGTCGCCCAGCTCGGCCCAGGCTTCGCCCAGGTAGGTGTTCACAAACGCCTTCATTTCTGAGGTGTCGCCTTGGCAATCGACCCACTTCTGGGCGATATCGCGCCAAGACACGCCCAGGCCTACCGGCGCATACAGGGCGTTGATGTGGTAGCCGCGCGCCCTCTTGATATGCGGCTTTCCGGCGATCCACTCCCCGGCAGCCAGCATGTTTGTTTTGTGCGCTTCGCTGATGTCGTCGCCGCACTGTTTGCAGGTGTACCAGGCGGACAGTACCTGTGGGCGCAGCACTTCGCCAGTTTCTTCGTCTACGGTGGGTGTGGTGCGCCATTTCAGGCCGTACGCGACCTTGCCGGTGCGGTCAAACTCTAGGTGTTGCTTTGCGCCGCAATGTGGGCAGGGAACGTGATAGCGCCGCTGGTCGCTGCGTGCATACTGCAGCGTGATACGGCAGCGACCGACCGTTGTCGGGGTGCTGATGAAGTACGACTTTGCGCGGCTGAATGTGCGCTGCCGGTTGTCGATCAGTGTCATGGGGTCGCCTTCACCGCCAATATCCCAAGGGAACGCGCTGACCTCGTCGGCGATCACGTATGCGATGTGGTCGGAGCGCAGCGAGTCCGGGCTGTTGGCCCCGCTGCGAATGATGCGGGCGTGGGCGCCGTACTCAATCACGTCGGCGCGATTCGCCTTATCCCGGCTGGACTTTGACACCAGTTCGGAAAGCACCTCCGTTTCGGCCAGCATCTTCGCCATGCGAGGGTTCAGGGATCGGTCGCGTAGCTCAAGTGTTGGCATGACCACCAGCATGTCTTTGTTGCGCAGGTGGTGCATGACGTAGCCCATCCAGTTCATCATGACCTCGCTGCCGCCGACGCCAGAGGATTTTTTGAATGTGGTCGACCTTACCGGGCTGTGCTCCGATAGCGAGTCCATGATCTCGCGCAGGTATGGCGTCAGGCTGGTGTTCCAGCGGCCAGGGGCGTTCGTGCCGGATCTCAACCATCGGTGGCGATCTGCCCACTGGCTAACGGCCAGCAGATCGCGTGGCTTGGCGCCACGCCGAAATTGCTCACCCACTGC